TTTGCTTGAAGGGAACTTCGCGCTGTATGGTCCTACGGACGTTTTGAAGTCGCCCAGGATGATTTCGCCGTTGCTGTCTTTATAAATGATGTCGCAGCAGCCCGCCCAGCCATGGCCTGTTGGAGCATCGTAGTAGTGTATGCGTCCGACTCCGTCATCCCCGACGTAGCGGGACCAACCGGGTTGGTTGTAGGGTTTTTCACTCCATAGGACGCGTCCGCTGCCGATCAATTCGTCAACTTTCTCTGGAACGTCCTTCCAATAAGGCTTAAGATCTTCTCTGGGGTTTACTGTAATCCCCCTGATGTGGTTCTCTACCGCCTCATGGATCCAGCTTCCACGAGCTGCTGCAGCGTCAGCAACGCCTGGATTTAACGCATTCCAATGCGCTAGCTTACGCTGTGTCTCGGCGCTCTGCGTGGCGGATAAAACAGATGTCACCGAAGGCAAAGGCACATCTACACCTTCGCAACGGTAGTGACGTAAACCGTTGACCGTGAGCCTGGTACTATTAGACACGTTAAGGAAGACGGGAATTTCCGTCTTAAATCTTTGAGTATTCTATACCTGTTGATGCTGAATTAAAACCTTAAAGCTATTTGCGGAGAGGGGCCATCATCATCTTCGTCTTCCTCGTCACTGTCGTCCCCACCGATATAGAACTCATCTACTTGATACTTGAAGTCTCGTTGAGCATCAATCATTTGCTCGTGGAGGCATTGGCCTGCGTTAAAAGACTCAGTAACAATTTCTGCGCATGTCTCTGCATCTCTTGCTTCGCCGTCGGGGGAAACGCATTCCTGGAGTAGCTGGGTTGAAACGAGTAATGATGCGATCCGATCAAGACCACGGTTTGTCTCCGTCAGTTTTTCAAGCAGTTCCCGGTGAAGTTTTTCGATTTTATGCACTTTGATTTAAGAGGAGGGGCGGAACTGACTGCCAATCTACAAGAAACTCGATGTTCGTGCCATCCATCCAGTTCTTCGGTTGCCTGAAGACAAACCATGCGGACGTTACAGAATCACGCGACTTGCTGACAGTGCTGAACTGCGGCCGTGGCGAGAAGATCATCAAGTCAGACAGCTTACTGTTTTGGAACAACTTGCGCCGTTTGGCTACGGGCTCTAGAAAGCTTAAGCGGTCTAATACAATCACACCTTTGTTTGCTATTTTTATGCCGTAGTCTAGAACGTAGTGTGTCTCTTCTTTTAATCCTGTTGTGTTTGCAATTACCCAATCGTACACACCTTGCTTTGCAGTCCACCAAAGGGGATCGAAGATATGGACTCCTTTCTCGTAGCTGTCGCAGTCCAGCTGTTGTTGGTTGAACTGAGCCGCCAGCTGTCCTTCTAGATCGCAGGGCAACAACAGCCTGCCAGTCAAGGAGAGACGTGATGATAGTTGATGAACAATGCCTTGAGGGATTTGATAGAAGTTGGTGCTCATGGTGATTTGATTACGTTAGGAAAAGATGAATTCTAATCCTGTTTGCAGTGCCTTGATCCTAGGCTTAACGCAGGGTCACCGAGTCTCATGCGTCTCTTCGAGCTCACCGCTGAACAAAGTTTCCTTCACCAGCGGGTCATCAGGGACGCAGACAAGCTAACCAAAGAGGAGCTTGTGAAGATCCTTGGGGATATACACCGGCTATACCTGATCAAGGGCGGGTTGTTTACGAGGCTCGTCAACTGGTGCGCTCGGACCGGCGTGGAACTTCCGCCGTTAACCGAACTGTATGGCGGAGAGTCGCCTCTTTTAGATGCAGACGCGGACCCAGACGTTGTCTGACCCCTTCTCAAAACCCCAGCGTTCTGCGTAGCGCATCAGCACGTCACGGGTGCTGTCTTCGGGGTAGATAAACAGAGGGTTTGAAGTGTAGTCTAAGACGAGACGCATGAGACGGGCGCAGACTGCCCAGCATTTCAGGTCGCTAACGTTTTGAATGCGAGCTGCTCTGCGTGCCCTCCTGTTCTTTCTGTTGCAGAACCAATCGTTCTGGGCTCGCTTGCTTTTGCAGATGCTCAGGGCCACATTACCTGCAAACCCATAATCTTGAATAACGATCGCGATCCACAGGTTCTTGTATTTAATTCTGTAGCGGTAGTCAGAAAGCATGTAAAAAAAAAGCCCCCGCGTAGGAGGCTCAGACCTTGGCTCTGAATCAGTTTAGATCAGAAATCTAAACCGAGCTTCTTGGCTTGTTCTTCCGTAAGCTCAAGTTTCTTTTTTGCCGAGGGAGGTTCGGCGGCAGAAGCTAGGGCTTTGGGATCGCCGGCGGAAGCGAGCTGTTCGGTAGTCGGGTGACTACGCGCAGCTTGGAACGCAGCTTTGATTGCCGCGTGGTCTCCGCCGAGGGGCAGCTCCACCAGATCACCACCAGGGATCACAGACTTCAACACGTTGCTCGCAGACTCGGCGCCGCCGTTCTTGAGCCAATCGGCAATGTCCTTGATCAGCTGCTGCTCCTCTTCGTTTTGGGGCGGCCGATCAGCAAACGAAAGTGCGTTGTAGTTGATCTTGGCACCGTCGGCACCGGTCATGGGATCGCGCTCGTTGAAGGAGCGAGTCTCGAATTTCGTGGTCGTAACCACGGTGCCTACGTTGATCCTGTTGTTGTACAGGTTCTGGAAGTAAGAGATGAAGTTCTTCTGGGAAGACTTGCCGCTGATGATGCTGGTTGTTACGCAGCGTGGGGGCAGCAGGCGATGTTTGGGCGACACGCCGATGTAGGCAATGCGAAGGAACTCTTCGCCTTGGCGCATCCCAAGGTTGCCATAGAACGGACTGAACCCAAGCAGAATGAATTCAATGGGAATTCCGTTGTCGTTTCGGTCGACGATGGCGGAGTCAGGATCGACGTCGGATTTCCAACGGCGAGCTTGGAGATCAATTCGTAGTGTGTGCGGAGGAACGTTGCACAGGATTTCCGATTCGGAAAATTCGCCAGCGATGTACATCAGTTAGTTAGCGGAGGAGATCAGAGCGAGAAATCAATAGATCCAAGGGCAGCGGCAGCGACCTTACCCTTCTCAGGATCGGCAGCCTTAGTAGGTGCCTTACGGGTCGACTTCGGGAGATAAAGAACTTTGTCCAGGTTGTAGTTCAGGTAGTTTTTGTCGTCTTTTTCGGAAGTGGATACCCGACCAACTGCAATAGTTGGTGTCCCCGGTGCAAGATCGGAGAGTTGCTTACTCAGCTCATTCCACGCTGTGATTTTGAACCACTGTGTTTCGCTGTCTTCAGCCTGCCAGGCAAGGGACCGATTGGTTACGGTCGAATCACCCAGTTCAACTTCGTCTGCTTTAGGACCAAGGCCCCCCGTGGCAATGAACAGGTTAATCGCCAGCAAATCACTGAAGTTTTCTTCGGTGACCACGAGCATGGGTTGCATCTGAAGGACACCATCTACGGTTGCCCGCGTGGGACCCAGCGCCAGGACGGTTTGACCTTTTTTAAGATTGCTGAGGAGTTTTCCGACGTAATGGTCAGATTTTTGAAGGAGTTGGATTTTGGTTGCGACTCGCTTGTCGTTGGAAGGCAGAGCCTCGGCGAGCACGTTGGTCGTTCCTTCGTCTGTCTGCGCCTCAGAGGTGACGCACAATCCCAGAATGAAGACGTTCATCCTTGAGCTTCCTGTAGATCGTTGAGCGGTTTACGTTAAGTGCCTTGGCGATCTGACGAGCAGAAGCGCCTTGGCCATGGAAGGCTAGCAGCATTTGAATGTCGCCGCTGGTTAGTTTCGCATTTTTCTCACTGTGATACTCAAAGTGATACGGGTTTATACAGAGAGGGTTGTCGCACCGTGGCTTGGGCACGGCACCGTCCCTCGGGATGTCTAGATATTTAAGTATCGTAGTTCTGACGTAATAGCGTTTACTTAGCGCATAGAAGCAGGGGCTTCCGTTAGTTATAGATCCCTCCCACACAGCACAATCTCTTTGATTGAAATCGTTTAGTGCCAATCGTTCAAATAAGTTTGAGACTGGGGTTGGTCTGGATTTCAAGTAAGTTATTTGATATTTGTCGCAATCTAAAGCCCTGCTTATATCGAGGGCTTGACCTTGGGCATGTGCCGTGTCCGCCGCGACGATAGACAGGGCTAAGGATTTGTTATGACTGTTAAATACTATGCTGTGATGTTCCAAATTTTACTTCTTCTTGCCTTTACCGCCATCATTTTTACTAGCGGCCTGTTCTAATACCTGACGAGCTTGGTTGCTGAGTTCAACCCGACCTTTGTCTGCGGCTTTTAAAGCAGACTCCGCAGCTTTGGCGTTATTACCAGGAGCTGATAGCAGTGCGGCCGCTTCGTTGCGGCTCAGCGTGGATTGCGCCTGAGCAGTCTGGCCGCCTTTCGCTGCCGCTAAAACACCTGTGTTTCCCGGCTGAGCA